ACCAGCCAAGTTAGAGACAGTCATGTTCAAACCAACCATTGAAGGTGCGGCTGAACCGATGGTAGTACCACCTTGTGATGTCACGACAGCGCATCGGAAGATGGTGTCAGGGTCATCAACCACAATTGCAACAGCGTCTCCTGCCAAGGTAGAAGCGGGCCAGTATTGCTGGAACTGCTTTTGCTTGGTGATGGGGTTCGTAAACGAACAGCCCAAGAAGATGCCGGTTTGACCGTAGTTAACAGCACCAGTGGAGGCAGAGCCACCATCAGTAACTGCCAAACGGGTTACGAAACCGCGTGTGATAGAGACGAAATCGCCATAGAAAATGTTGGTGGCATAACCGTATTGGATAGGTAGGTTACGAGTGGAACCCGCAAATACCTGTCCACCAATCAAGTTCACAGGCTTTAGGCCGTAGGGGGCCGAGACCGTGGGATAAGCCATTTAAGACTCCTTGAAAAAAAAGTTTAAGAACCAGAACCAAACGATACTTTTGTCGATTTTTCAGAGAACTTCGACATCCGTGGATCGCTGTCTTTCATAAAATTGTTATCTACAGATTCCATAGTTTGTTTGTTCAAGTTAGAGAAATGTGCTTCTCTTTGCTTCAAAAACTCAGATGGAATACTACAGAGAACCAAACCTCCTACCTCAATGTTGCCTTTAAAGCGACCATCGGTAGAGGCGTGCATCATCATTTCGGGATAATCTTCCGCTTTCACGGGTTCATATCCTTCTCTAAACTTGGCAGAGATGTTTTGAACATCAGCTACACCCAACATACTGGTTCTTACCCAGCGATGAGTGATGCCCGGTCTAGGATCAGGAGATGGTAACGCTTCGGGGGCTTTCCATGACGTGGGGCGCATAGCGTTTTCGCGAGCTTCCGCTGCGCGAGGTTTACGGGTTTGTACTACATCATTCATATCAGCCTCCTAATTTTTTAAGTTCAATTGCATATTGCTCAGGCGTAAGACCAAGCTTTCTTGACAAGCCCATTTGTGTCTCAGTCAGTCGCACTCTTTGTGGAGAGCTCGTTCTAACAGCTGGAGCAACAACAGATCGTGGTTTGGAACGGGCTGCTGGCGCTTTAGGAACTTCTTCCTCTCTTGTTTCCTCAAATTGCTCTGGGAAACGACGACGCATTGTCTTGTTCAATGTATCGTAATACTCGTCAGATCCAATCGGTACTCCGCTGTCTTTAAGATCTTCGTGTAATCCTAAAGCCATTGCGGTCATCACTTTATTTGATCCGAACCACCTGTTTTGTTTTTGCCAATCCAGTGCGCGTTCGTCAGGTTTAGGTACCGATGGGGCCTGCTCAGGTTGAGTTTGTACCTCAAATTTCTCTTCTTGTAAAGCAGTAGGTTTAAAACTGTTGGCGCGCATCAAACGAAGGTTGGCTTCTTGCAACTTCTGTTGCGCCTCCATCATTTGATCTACGTCCCCAGATTCATATGCTTCTTTGTATCCTTTCTTGGCCATTTCCAATTGCATGGCGGCTGAAGACTGGATAGTTTCTACATACTCTTTTTCGCCAGACTGGATCATCTGCCGCATCTTCTTATTCTCTTCGGCAACTTTCTTGGCGTAGAAAATAGCCTCTTCCTGCTCACGTAAAGCGGTTTCCTTGGCTCGGCGCTCTTCGTGCCAAACTTTTTTCAATTGTTTTAATTTTTGTTTTACTTCTTCACCGTATTCGCCTAACTCGTCTACGTCAAGCTTCTCTACGATTTCTTTTGGCATTGGGTTGTGATTTCTATCCTCTTCTGGAATGTCATTCACAACTTCAATTTCTACGTCAAAATTTTTCTCTTCTGTAGCAGTATCATTGTCTGGATCTGGTAATTCATATTCGGGTAATGCCATGATTTACTCCTTATGCAGCACGGGTGATGCCGCGTGGATCTTGCACAACGCCTTCAACCGAATCATCATTAATCATTCGGAATTCTCGGCCATGAATCTTCAAGCGGGTGCCTGAGTTTGGGCGGACGATAACAAAATCGCCAACTTTGCAACGTGGTCCTGATGGGAACCGCGTTTTGTCTTGATAGGATTCTGGTCCCATCTTGACTACAAACAGAACAGGGGTCAGCACTTCTTCGTAGTGCATCGTCTGGCTGTCTTTAATTAACCCAACTTCGCTATCTGCGTACTCTTCCATAGCTTCTGGCACTACGGTGAGGAGCATAAAGCCGGCTGGATCAGGGAGCTGCTTTGCCTTTTCTTCCGCATCCTTGTTGAGAATGCCAGAAAGGTCTACAGCACTGACGTCAAATTCAGTCATCTGATTCTTCCATTTTTTGCATGAGGTCTAATATGAATCCCCTAGCAACGAGCAGACCTTTAATCTCGCCGCAGGTTCCTTTGTATTCCTCAAGGGAAGTGGCTCGGCCTAGGCTGAGTCCCTCTCGGAGATACGAAGCTTGGTCGTCGATTTGTTTGACGACTAATTCAAATACAGTCATTCTTCACCTTTTGTGGGTTTAGCTTCTTGCTTTGGATTTTCCTTGTGGATATTGTGAGCAGCCTTTAAACCATCGGCAAACAATTTTTGTTTGTTTGTTATCCGTTGATTTTCTAGGTTTGCTACCGTTTTGATGGAGTCTTGTTTTAGGCGAAGTTCCTCCATCTTTCTTTGATTCTGTTGTTCTGCAACAGCTTTCAAAGCGCCTAATTTTGCTTGCTGCTCGCTTACCTTGGTTTGTGCAAGGATGCGCTCATGCTCGATTTCAAGCTGTTTCATCCGTAGTTGGACGTCCGCTTGATCTTTCTGTACCTTACGTTGTTGCTCAGCCATCTTGATCTGCAACTCTTGTTGTTGCATCTGCACGATGGGATCTTGAGCCTGCTGTTGAGCCTGCTGCTGGGCAACTTGTTGTTTGTTAACTTGCAATAATTGCTGTGCTGCTTGAGCCAACAATGGTGATAAACGTGCTTCCACATTTTGATCCATTGGTACATCTTCCCCGCTTTTATCTGTCTGCGGTGGTAAGTTCATACCCAACTGTTGTTCAATCTGCTTGCGATACTCAAAGCCAAGATGCTCATTAATATGGGACATCATCTGAGCCTGCATCTGCTGAGCCATTGGATTGCCCTGTAACAACTGCTGGATTTTTGGATCCTGCATGGCTGACATATGAACAGTAATGTGGGCTTGGTGATCTTGGTATAAAAATGCTTTTACTGGCTTACCCATAAGAATGTTTTGATTCTCAGTAACTGGGTCTGCAGGCTTTTGATCTTCCTGCATTGGGATCAATTTATGAGCTTCTTTAATACCTAATACATCCAACATCTGGCGGTGCAACAGTGGCATGTTGTACATCTGCGGGGCAGACTGAGCCAGCTGTAAGACAGCTTGGTACTGCACAATTTTCTGCGCCATCGTGGCTGCATTAGGATCCGAGACTGGGATTACGTCCACATTCTCATAGTCAGTTTTTTTGGCGCGACGTGAACCAGAATCTGGGTCATAGTCGTAATCATCCAACGCAGACTCAGCAATGATCTCTTTGAGTAAGACCAATTCCTGTTGCATTGAGTAGTGGATGCGCGCCTGTACGGCAGACATTACTTTTAGAGTGCGCTCTAATATAGCAAGCGTAGTTCCCACTGGGGCTTGGCTAGACATATCAGAGATCTGCAAGTCAGCCGCATTAGCAAATCTGCGTCCGTCTTCAATGATCTGGTTCAGCAAAGCCAGCAATGTTTGGCTTGGTTCTTTATATGGCAACGTCATCAAGTTATCTTTGATGGTGCCACTTGGTACATCTACGTCGCGGAATTCTCCGGGTGCGATAGGTGTATCATCACCTTTAACTCGCATCCCTCTGGCTTTAAATCCACCGGGTAAATTAGAAAGAGTGCCAGCGTCAACAAGCTGGCGTAGTAAAGACGTTCCAGATTTAGCAAACGCCCCTACGAGATGAACCAATCCAAAATGATAAAAACCAAAACCGGGTACATAACCATAATGAACAAAGTGCTGGCACTTGGTATGTAGTTCATCGCCTTCTTTCCAGTTTCTGCGGATCGCTAAAACTTTGCCGCTGCTCTTGTCAATCGTGACAATGTAGGGAATAGCAATACCTGTTGGTTCGCCGTCTTCGTCCTTGTGCTCATAGCCCTCTAAGTCTAGGTCTACACACATCTCCAAAATTTTATGGCGGTCATCCGTAGTAGCGCGGAATCCCAACTTCTCGGCAATCTTCTTTTCTACTTCGTCCAGAACAATATCTGGCTCACCCAGATCTATGTCCCGCCAAAAGCCTGATACCTGTAAACGGCGGACATCATTCTGAGTCTTACGCATTACGTGGGTAACACGCTCTGCTGACTGTAGATTGGATGCGCCATAAGGAACGACCAGATCTTCCGCCGGCACAAATATAGAAACTTGTCTATCTAAATTATGGTCAAAGTAAACTTTCTTGAAAGCATTACCAGATAACCCCAAGCCCCATAACATACGCTCATGCTCAGGTCTGAACTCAGTCATCACATCTGTTAACTGGTAGTTCATGTCATTCTGAACTCGATCAGCAGCAGCTTTTTTCTCTGGGGTTTCTTTGCCAATGATCTGGGTCTTGACCGGACCAGCCGCTGGAAAAGTGGCCATCATCATTTCAGACTGGAACTTAACTAGGGCTTCAGCCATCAGTGGGTGATACACACCGCAGGCACCTTCCCAAGGTTCTGATCTGGTTTCAATCTTCAATCCTAGTAACTCTAAGCCATCTACATAGGTTTGTATCCAGTCTTTGCGAGAAGATACATCTTCTTCAAAGTCGCTAAGCAAATCTCCTGACAAAGTAGACAAAACGCTTTCTGGCATTTCATCAGCAAGGTTTCTTTCAAAGTCTTCCTCTTCGCCCTGCACCATGTCTATCTCTAATCCATCCATTCCTATGTGAACTTCTTCTGGATTAACAATTTCAATTTCCATTGCGGGTTCAGCCAATGCTTCGATACCCTCTGGAGCTGCATATAAACCTTTTTCCATTGCCATATATATCCTTAGTAGTATGCGCGTGACTTTTTAAACCCAATGAGATCTTCTTTCTCATCAGAGTCCAATCTTAAAAACCCGCCCTGTCTGAATCGTATCAGAGCCTGTGTAGTGCTGTCCACAAAGTCATCATGACTAGCATTAGGAAAAGCAGCTATTTCTTCAATCACTTCAGCTGCCCATCTGGTCTCAGGTGCCCACACTTTACCAGAGCGGAACATATCAGTCACAGAGTTTAATCTCACAAACTTATCATTACCCCTAGTCGGCGTGAAATCTTGCACAGGAATTCCCATGCGGCGCAGCTCATGCACCAACGGCAAACCAGATGCTTTGGCCTCAACTATGAACGCATCAGGATTCCATTCCTGATATCCAGTAAAAGCCCGCTCTTTTAACTCAGGGAACTCCATCCGCTTTTTAAACGCATCCAGCAAAATAATATTTGCATTATTTGGATCTTCATCTTTATAAAACACACCCCATGTCGTACATGCACAGTAGTCAGACCGTTCATTCTTTGTAAATGCCGTATCCCAAGACTGGATAACAAAGTCACATGGCGGAGGATTATCTTCTTTCCACGCCATCCACCAATCTCTCTTAACTAACGCACCTTCTTCGCCTGTAGGACTCTGCTGATACTGAGCATTCCACTTAGACGGTGGCAACTCCTCCCTCAAAGCTTCCAATTCAGCCAGTGACCAAAACTCTGGCCATAGGGGATTACCACTAGGCATGATCGCTGGCAGTTCTATCAGCTCCCAGCTCTCACCTTTTTCTCTTTGCAGCGAATCTTTTATAACTCGGCCAGTTAAATCGCTATCGCCCCATCGGGTCATAACAATAACGATAGCTCCACCCGGTTGCAGACGCTGGCGTGGACCAGATGTGTACCATTCATACACTTTGTCATAGACACTAGCATCCCCAGCGGCCAAAGCAGCCTCTTGTTCCGAGTGCGGGTCATCAATAATCAGCAAATCTGCGCCCTTACCGGTTACAGTACCGCCTACACCGATAGCAAAATACTCTCCGCCCTTGTTAGTAGCCCATCTACCAGCCGCTTTAGAGTCTTGCCGCAGAGAAACGCCCGGAAAAACCATTGAATACTGCTCAGAATCCACCAAATTACGGACTTTTCTACCAAAACCCACGGCCAAGTCAGCAGTATTGGAGGTTTGGATCACCTTTTTATGGGGATTTAACCCCAAAAACCAGCTCGGCAGCAGATAAGAAGCAAACTCAGACTTAGTATGGCGCGGAGCCATGTTAATAATCAACCTTTTTATCTTCCCAGTAGCTATATCCTCAAACTTCTTAGCCATCAAAGCATGATGCCGCCCACCAACGAAACCCGGCCACATCATCTTCACGTACGCCATGAAAGACTTCTGCGCATTCTCCCGCTCAACAGACTTTCTATAAACATCCACATCCGCCAACAGCTTCTCCTGCTCATTCACAGGCAACTGCTTTAGCAACTTATCCAACAAACTCCCCGGCGGAGCTATTTTTTTATTTTCTACACTCACTCTAGATTCCTAAAGTTTATATACACAGGCCGTATCGACCGACCCTTGTTCTTTAACTTCTTAAGCGCGCCAACTCTAACTAACCTATCCACAATCTCACTTGTATTCCCAAGCCCCATCTTCCCCCTTTGGTGCGCAATATCTCTAAGGCTAGGACTAAACCCATACATCTTCCACCACTCATCCACAATGAGAAAAACCTCCCTCTGCGCGGGCGTCATAATGATCTCCATGCATTCATCATACGATTTATCCTTTTTACTTAATTTCATGTTTATCTTGGCCACTATCGATTCCCCATTTCTGATAGTCAAAACCTATAGAAAACCCAAACCAACATAAACGTTTATGTTGCTTTTCGCTAAAGGTTCTAAAAAAATATACCCCCCTACCCCTTTTGTACTAAAAATCATAAGGGGGTACTTTCTGCAGGATCAGAGTCAGATGTGTGAACTAAAGTATCGATGGGGGTGGTTGAATTTTCTGGTGATTGAGTGTCCACAATACTATGTATGGTAGTAAGGGACTCCAACTGGCCAATCGGGGTGGTGGGGGTCGTGGGGTCGCCCGCCAGCTCTTTCAATAGGGAGTCGGCCTCGATCTCCACAGCATCACTCGCGTTGTGTTTCATCATGTCACGCAGTTGCATCATCACTCTAGCGCGTGCATCTTCGCTGCTAGTAATCGTTGTGATCTCTTTTCTTTCGGTGAAGGCTGCTACTTCGGTGACAGTCCCCAAAACTTTAGCCGCGTTTGTGATCTGCGAAGCGTTTGCATCTTTTGAAGTAATGACATTCACAAGCGATTCAATTACTAAAGCCCTTAAGCCCGCAGCCGTATAGTATTTCTGAAGCTCAATAGCGCGCTCGAAGGCTTTTATTGTTAGGTCTATGCTAGGTTTTTTGCGAAGCTTGGAGGCTTGCACAGCTTGCGTGCGCGGCGTGCCTTTGGCTTTGTATGCTTTGCGATAGGCAGCCGAGCCGCTCTCGCCTTTGGCAACCTCTAGCGCGAAGGCTTGCATTTTCGGGGTTAATCGCTTGCTTGCTTCTTTCCCCATGATCTCAGCGAATGGCACTTGATCGAGCCCCTCGCGTATCTGCTTGCGTGATAGTGTTGGCGTTTTCATTCTCGAATTATAGGCAGAACAACAAAGGAAACACAATAAGACAGGGAAACACAATAGCAGCTATACAGCTTGGGTTATGTTATCCCCTATTACATAAGCACACCCGAAGCCGTTTATCCGCCGCGCAGCTCACCCAATACCGCAGCCGCCGCATCCCGCGAGCCAATAGGCAATGACTAACAACACCGCGTAACCAATAGAAAAAATTTCAATAAATATATGCGTTTTTAATACTTTGGTTGGCTTGACAGGTTTAGGTGTTAACAGGTAGTATCACCCCCAATGCACCACACAGGTAGCAGAGACAACCAACCCACAAAGGACAGCACCCATGACAAGACTAGACAGAATTGCAGAGCTAAACAAATCAATCCTACGCATTGAAAACGACTACACGAACATTATCGGAGGCTTGAAAGCTTGGGACTCAGGCAGACAAACCGAACTAAAGCCCGCAGCGAAAAAGAAGCTAGACAAGCTCACCCGCGAACTCGACAAGCTGCAAGATGAAATTATCGCCGAACTTTACGCAGCCTAATCGGTGAACTTTACAAAGCTATTCCCGCGAGTAGCTTTGTGAGGCAATACCGCCTACAAAGGAGTAAAAACATGAAATTTATTAAAGTCGGACATTCAGCCTATAAAGGCACAAACGCGCTGCGCTTTTGCTTCAGTAAAGCTCAGGCAGTGCGCGTGCTATGCAATCGCGGCATGAAACGCGCCGCAGCTCGCGCCGCCGTGAAAGCACTCACCGCGAAAGGCAGCTATTCGACCGCGTGCGTTGACATCAATTATCAGCTTTGCGAATTGTCAGATATGACCGAAATATTAAGCACCCCCGCGCTCAAAGCGCAGCATGGCTTTTATGGCACGCTCGCCGAAATCAAGGCAGCATGGAAAAACGCCCCCGAATTCTGAAAGGCCAACCATGACCGAAGCCCGAATTCTCGCCCAAGCACGCCGCGAGCTAGACACGCCCCGCCCTTTGGGTTATGTCTTAACGCCCGCAGAATACAAACGCCGCCTTTTTTTGATTGACCATGAAAAGGCCGAAGCCCGCGCCGCCTTGGGTTTAGCCCCAATGCAGCCGCAAAGCTTCGCAGAGTTACAGGAAGACATTTTCCAATGAAGCCCCTCTATTTAATCGCTTGCTCAGCTTCGAAGCTTGACCGCGCAGCCGCAGCCGCCGACATTTACACAGGCCAAGCATTCAAGCTCGCCATGAAAGCCGCACGCCGCGCAGACGCTGAAGTAATCATTCTCTCAGCTCTACACGGCGCGATCACCCCCGATCAAGTAATAGAACCCTATAACTCTTTTTTAGGCGGCATGACCAAAGCCGACCGCGCAGCTTGGGCAGCTCGCACCGCCGCGCAGCTCGCGCCATACGCCGACCGCGAAGCCGTGATTCTCGCGGGTAAGCATTACGCCGCAGCCGCCGCAGCATTCAAAAACAAAACCCTACCGCTCGCGGGTTTGGGTATCGGGCAGCAGCTCGCCAAATTATCAACACTTTGAAAGGCCACACCATGAACATTTTCGAAATTCAAGACAACGCGCACCACTTCGGCAAAGCTTACGCCTACACCGCAGCCCGCGACTATTACAGCCCATTAAAAGCACTCTATTTGCTTTGGGTTGCCGCTCAGATTACCAAACACCAAAAAGGCTAAACCATGAAAACATTCAACAATTATTCTGAAATCCCCCGCCCGAATATTTACTTAGGCAGCGAAGACGGCGGCGGCTGCATGACCGAAACGCTCGCCGACCTAATCGCTGAAGCAGCTCACCCAATGCGACTACGCGAAGAAGATGGGACATTTTCTTTTTTTGACCTAGACCAAGGCCAAACATATACAACCAACATACAGGAATAAACCACAATGAACACAATCACAGTTGAACTAAAAAGCATATACGGCGTGCAAACCATATACCCCGCGTGCCATCAAAGCCGCCTATTTGCAGACATAGCCAACACGAAGACGCTTACCCGCTCAGCGATTGAGAAAATTAAAAAGCTAGGTTACAGCGTGACAGTAAAACAAACCCAACCCGAAACAATCTAAAGGACAGCAGCCATGAAAAAACTCACCCCCGCAGAACAAAGCCGCGCCGAAGGTTTAGCCGTGTCGATTGTCAACGCAGCCGACACCTACAAACAACGGCAGCACCTAGCCGCCGTGTCGTTTACCCGCGAAATCCCCGAATATTTGGAACTAGCCCGCGAGCAAGCCGAAATCGAGCGCGTGCAATTCAAAACCAAATACAAAGTAAGGGAAATAAAAGCCGCAGCCGCCGCAGCTTTAGAGCATGACAGGCAGCACATGCGCGAAATAATCCGCGACAAAGTAAAAGACGGCGCAGAGATAAGCGCAAACGCCCGCCTATGGTTTGACAAAATCAACGGCAACACTTACCACAGCGTAAGAATGACAGTCGCGGGTGTCGGCGTTTACATCCCTACACAATACGGATATGGCGATCAATGGCGGCAGTCCGCCGCAGAATGGCTTTGGGATAACGGCATCATTGACAAGGATTATTGGCCAAACGGAAACGCAAGATATTCGGAGACATACAGCCGCATAAATTGGGGCAGCGCGATCGACTCATTAAAACGCGAACTTTAAAAGGCACAACATGAAACACTACACCGAAATAACTTATTTTGACGCGCCGACCGACCGCGAAATTTTCGACACGGCAGAAGAGGCCGCCGAAGCTTACGCGCTCGCAATAGACACCGCCCGCAGCCACGGCGTGCATTTTGGGGATTGGGCGCAAATCAGGCGCGGCACGATCAACGCCCAAGGCCGCACCATAACCCAACGCCACACAAACGAGGCCGCAGCATGACACGCCAACAGCAAGCCCAAGAACTACGCGAGCGCGCCGCCTATTACTTCGCACGATATGAACTCGAAGGTAAACGAAACCCAAGCGACCTAGCCCACGCCAACGCCTTAAACGCCGAAGCTGAAGGACTAAGCCCGCGAGACCCGCGACAGGCAGACGAAGCCGCCGCGTTTTCACTCACGCACCCAACGCCGCCCGCAGCTAAAGACACAACCCTAAATCTATTTTGAAAGGCCAACCCATGCAAACCGAAACCACCCCCGAAATGGAATTAACCCATATCGGCACAATCGATCACGGCATAGACGGACAAGAAATTTATTATCTTTTAAGACGATTAGATGATGAACTAACCCCCACCCACGCAGAAATTTATTTAATCCCCCGCTTTAGATGGGGGGATGAAAACGATCACCCCAATTTACTCACTTGCCAAAGCATTCGAGCAATGCAAGCCCCCTATTCAAAAGACAAATGTATTTGTATCGTAAGACTCACCCGCAACACTTGAAAGGCCGCCCAATGAAAACCGCATACATACAAACCCACAGCACCCGCGCAGACGGCACGCGCGACAGCTTCGCCACAATAGCCGTTGACCTGAAAGATGCCCCGCTTTGGTGGCATGAAAAGGGATTGCAGCAGACCGCGAGCGGATACGGCAGCCGACTAACAACGCCTTACATGATAAGGTTTAACGACAAGTGGCGGCGCGTTTATTGCTGCATTTATTCCAATATTGGCACGCTTTATATCGGCAAGCTATCCGATAATTTAATTGTGAATATCCATTAAAGGGATGCCATGAAGCACACCGAAGCCGATTACATAAACCACGGCGCGAGATATGAGCGCGCCGCACCCGAAAGAAGCCGCGCAATAGCTGAGAAAATCCGCGCCATGCTAGACAGCGAAGACCCGAAAGACAGACCCGAAGCCCGCCGACTAATCGACTTAGGTCGCGCCGAAGTTCAATAACCAACCATGATGCAAGGTCATTTTAAGGATGCCTTGCATTATGCAACCTACCTGATATATTAACCACTCACCTATCACCTAGACCTAAAGGATGCCGACCATGAACGAATACAAAGCTAACGGATTTGAGAGCCGCCGCGACTACCTCGAATCATTGTGTGACGAATACGACCGCACCATTGTCTACGCGCTCGCGGGAATGCTTGGGGCTAACGAAGATTTTGATGGCCTCATAACCGCGCTCGAAGATTACGCCGAAGAATATTAAGGATGCCAACTATGCACGAAGAATTCCGCCCGATCGCTATCCGCATGAACAATGCGGATGCATGGCTAATCAATACTTTGATGGATGCAGCGAAGATTGACCGCGTTGCAGCCGTGAAAGCCGCCAACTACTACATCAAACACAAGATCGCAAAGATGGATGCTGCACACGGCAAGTATTCATTTAAGCATGGCGTTTTTTTGGATGCCGAGATCATTAAAAAAGCCTCTAACTACGCAAACTTTTAAGGATGCCAACCATGTTCACATACATAGCTTTTTATCGCGGGAAACAAATTGAGGTCAAAGCTTTGCGCTCATTTGACGCGCAAGAGATAGCAGCCAAACAATTTAAAGCTCGCAAGTCTTACGAAGTAACTGTAATGCTCGCCGCCAAAGGTGACACGCCAGTTATCCATGATGCTGCAATTATTTAAGGATGCCGACCATGCAAGCTTTTAATTCCGCATACGAGACAGTTTACAAAGTGCAGTGCAAGACCTATTCTATTTTGCTAAACATTTGGAACTTACCCGACAACCTAGCCACTACACCCGATCACCCCATCATGCTATTCCGATTAGTCCCCGCACATAGGTGCGCCAAGTCTATTCAGCTTCGCAAAATGGTAGCGGATAAGGTGCGCGAGATACGCAAACAAACCAAACAAATTTAAGGATGCCGACCATGAAAACATTTCAACTATTTGCAACTGTTAGCTATGAATATTTTGTTGAAGCTGAAACCCTCGAAGAAGCGCAGACAAAAATCATAGAGCAGCAGCTCGAACCCGACAGCGAAGAGCTAGTCGAATGGACTTATGCCGATCAACATGACGGCGTTAACTGGACATATGAGCCAGTTACTAACTCTTAAGGATGCCGCCATGCAATACCACTATAAAGAATTCACCATCATTGTTGAGAGAGGCCGCGAAACTGATCGCGCTTTTTGGACAGATGGGG